TTACCCATCGGAGCGGGACAGGAGCTTTTCTCTGAACTTGCAGTGGTCACTATATAACCACCTCGCTCTGCCGTGGATGAGTTTGGCTTTGGGGAGATCGCCGGACTTAATCCGGTCGTATATGAAGGTTTTTCCAAAGCCAGTATCCGCCATGATGAATTTCAGATCAACAAGGCTATCTGGTTGCATCTCATGTTTCATCTTCCACCTCTCGTTACAGCCAAATGCTTACCACGTTCTTCAAACTCATCCTGACAGTCAGCACAGCGCTGGCAGCCCGCCACCAGTTCCCGGCGCCGCTCGGGTATCTCTTCCCCGCAGTCGCGGCAGTGAGTAGCCGAAACTGCGTTATGGTTGATGCGCATGTTCTGGATGGTCATTTCCAGCCGGCGCTCTGCCAGCTCGTTGGCCTGATCGATGATTTCTGCGCTCATGCAGCACCGCCTTCAACGCGCTTGAACTCGATAACCCAAACCCAGGGGTTAGCGTGCCAGCTGTCAGCGCCGTAGATGGATTCCCACAGGTACTTGAATGCGCCTGTTACCGTTGGCCTTCCGGTCATATTGTGGTCTGCAATGCAGTCGTAACAGTCCTGAGAGTCATAAAGTGCTTCCATGTCGATTCCTTCCGCCTCCGCATCTTCTTCGCTGATAGCGTTCAGCCGCTCCACGCGAACGTTGGTGATTTCCAGCAGAATGCGGCTGGCCCAGCGCGGCATGTGGATAGATGGTCGCCAGCAGCAATGCAGTTCACCATCTGCATCGTAAAACTCTGGCGCTGGCACTCCATCAGCCTTGTAAACGCAGAATTCGGGCTTCTCAAACGGAGTGGGGTCTTTGCAATAGCTATCCATTAGGTCGTAGTCGAACAGTGGTCCCTGAAACGTCTCGCGCACCCAAATGCGGTCGCCTGGCTTTCCATAATGGCAAAAATGAGCAGTGGTGCTCCCATGCTTGTGTCTCAGAGATGATTTCCAGCCAATTGCTTCTGGGTTAGGGAAAATGCAACGCTCGATATCGCCTGCTGGTTGTGGTGCCATAATCCGCCTGGTCTGTGTCTTCCGACCGTCGAGAATGGCCCGCACCATCTCCCCGTTAAAAATCATTCCGCGTTCTTTCATGATTCCACTCCATACCGCCCATTCATGCGGCCAATGCTGCTGACGAATGCCGTAAGGCTGATGCCCATTGGCTTAATTTTTTCGTGGTGCTTTTTGAGGATCGGAGGTACCACCTCATTCCATTTCGGTTTAGGCTTGGCCTTCAGGGCGCGGCGGATTTCATCAACGCATTGACCCCCTGATTGCGCATAACGTTTTCTATTTCTGGCGTCATGCTGCCTCCGTCTTCACAACGTCGATGGCGCAGCCGGGGATCAGCTCAACGGAAGCGGTGGCGCATTGGTTGCCCCAGTGGCTCCAGCCTGGCGCTGCGCTGCGACTGAACAGCTCAATCCGCGGCACGTCACCGTAGAGCAGTTCCAGGCGGTGCCGAACTTCCCACGGTTTCTCGCTGTGCGCGCCAAGTGGGCTGTAGACCACCTGCTTAATGCCGGCGTGCTTGCGCTCCAGCCCGGCGCCGCGGGTGGCGATCAGCACGTCTTCCGTGTTGGCGCGGGTATGGTTACCACCGTTCATGCGCGTCTCTGCATTCAGCAGGTCGAGGAAGCCGTAAAAGTCGGCAACCTCTCCCTCTGCCAGAGCTTTGGTAATGCGCAGCTCGGCCAGTTGATTCAACTTCACCCAGGTGAAGCCCTTCATCGTGCGCACCGTAAATCCCCAGGCCTCGGCCAGCTCGATCGCCTCCTGGTTGTGGGTGCCGGTGTACCACATCGCCAGAACAGCATTTTCGGCAGCCAGTTCCCATACCGGGAGCCGCTTCATATCTAGCAAGCTCATGGTGGGGTAGTGATCGACGGCGGCACCGTTGCTGATCGTGTTCCCGTAAGACCAGGCAGGGTCGGCATAGATAAGTGAGTAGCGGTTCATAGGACTGACTCCATTTCATCGATATAGAGGCCAGATGCGATAAGCCGGCGGCGCCGGGCCGCTTTATCAATACATTTTTGGCGGTTGCCAGAGGCGGCATGAGCCATCGAGCGCTTAGTGAACAAGCGCGTTTTACCCTGCGGGGTAATGACCTTTGGCCTTGTGAGCAGGTCAAAGGTGCGATCGCAGATGCCGTCCTCGTTGAGCCAGGTTTCCGATGCGATCAGCTGCGCAATGCGGCCTTCTCCCTTGGTTATGCCGTTCGCAACGCGGTTAAATTCGACAAGCGTCACGCCGAACTTCTCCGCTATTTCGCTGCCGGTTACAGGGCGTCCGCGCGTCTGAATCATCCAGATCACACGCTCGCGAAGGCCGGAGAATTTCCCTGATTTGCCGGGCCTGCGGTAAAATGGAGTGCGTTTCATTTCCACTGCTCCCCGAAGGTAAAGCCGATCTCCGCCAGCGATTCGTCCATCTTGCTGATGAACTCCGGCACCATTTCGTTGAAGTCGGACATGTATTTGTCGTCGCGCTCAACAACCACGTGGTGAATACCTTCTCGCTTCATGCGAGGGTCATAATTCGCGAAATACCATGCATCCTTACCGGTTACCCACATGCTGAATTGCACCTGGGCCATGTAGGCGGATTTGATAGCCTCGAAGCCGCCAAGCCGGAATTTCATGAAGTCGCGAGAGGTGAAAGGGCACTTCAGCTCAAGGCCGCGGCCATCACTGCACAGGCCATCAGGTGAGCAGGCGGTGCGCATGCCTTCGTCACGGAAAAGGATCGGCGACTCTGTTACCTTCACGTCGGTGGTGAACTCAAACAGGGTGCGAGCGTCGGCCTCATACTGTTTCCCCCAGGCCAGCGCCTTGGCGTTAACTTCCGGTGCCACGCCGGTGCACACTTCGGCAAGGAGCGTAAGGAAGTAGGACATCTTCATATCAGTCCATTTCTTGCCTGACTTGGGCTTAGAAATGACGTTATGGACTTCAGAGGCGGTGATCACGCCCAGGCGTAAGCGGTGCCAGGATTCGTCTCCCTGTTCAACGCGGGTAACGTCAATCCCAGTTCGCTCGAGGATAATTTCTGGTGTCATGCTGCCACCTGCGCTTTTTTCTGGAGGAAGCTAAAGCCTTTCTGCGCTTCTTCTTCGGTGAGCTGTGATGCCTGTAAAATGTCACGCTTGAAGATGTTGCTGCACAGAGGCAGGAAGTCCTGCTCCCAGTCCTTATTCAGGGACGTCAGGAGGTCGGTAATTGCCTGCAGCGTTTCCTCATTGGCCACCAGGGGGATCGCCTCTGAAGTGCTGCGCGGCGTTACGTCACGCGCATCCACTTCCAGCGTTTTACCTTCCATCTCTTCGGCAGTGGGCTGCTGGCCAATTTCAGGCCATGCCTTACGCAGAGCCTGAGCCTCGGCACACTTCGCCAGCTGGCCATAAGGGCGCTTTTTCCACATTGCGTTGGGCGCGGTAGTGTCGCGGCCGGCGGTGGCATAGTTCTCAACCCAGTATTCTTTCGCGCTGAATTCGACGATCTCCCCGCTCGGCATGCGCTTGCTGACTGTGTACTTGCACCATTGAGGTACGGTCACTTCAATGCCGGTAAGCGTCAGCGTGACGTCCGGGCCGAACTCTGGTTCTTTTGCGCCAGCGTAATCACCGGAGCGATCGGCCTGAATCCGATAAAGCCCGATGCCAGGCATAACCACATCGCGCCACTCGCTTTTACCCGACTTCGAGTCCTTAACGCTCATTGGCACCAGATGAACGGGCTTAAGAAGCGGATCAAGGTTTCTGGCCCGGCAGTAGTCCAGTGCCATCATCACCGACTCATCCTTGGCGCCAGGGTAAATACTGTTTTTGAGAGCGCTCCAGGTAGCGCAGTCAATGCCTCGCTCAGCAAGAGAGCTGGCTGTAATCACAAGTTCGTTAGCCATTGCTATTCCCCAAAGTTAAAACGGGCAGCCGGTGCGGTGATCCCAGTCGTATTCCGCCTGGGCGTAAGCTATTGCTGTGCGTAAATCGTTGTATACCTCGCCAGCCTTATCGCTACGGAGGCCTTCATATGGAAACGCCTTGGACGATGCAGATTGGCGCAGTGCCGCGTAAGGATCTTCCGGAAGGCTGTCAAAGACCTCTTTTGCCCGATCGTCAATCCACTTTTCCTTCTCTTCGGTGAGCAACTGTTCAGCCCACTTACGCTCTTCGATTACGTCATATGCGCGGTATGCGTTCATAGCTCGCTCCTGAAATTTGGTTGTGAAACGTCCGGCACCGTATTGGCTGCCTGATAGCTCAGTTAAATTCTTCGTTTCGATTACCGGCTGAGACCTTGTCCCAACCCGTTCAGATAAACTTCAACCAGCAAGTCGGTTGTGTAAGTCCGCTCAATCCCGCGATGCAGGTACAGGCGGCCGCGTTTATTTGCTGATGCTGTCCAGGTGCTTTCCCGATGCTTAACGAGCATCCCTGGGAGAACGGCGCCGCGGTTAACGGTCTGTGTCCCGTAATGATGACTAACCATTGAACACCCCCGTGAAATGCATAATTTCTACAGCCAGGCCAGCCCAGAAAACCACACCAATGGCCAGCGCGATAACCAGTGAGCGAATGCCGTTTCTGCTCATACCGCACCCCAGCACTGAACGCTTACGAATGCGACCAAAGCCAACAACAGTGCCACCTTCACCTTGAATCTGTTCCACGCAGGAACCTCATGTTCTCGGATCATCTCTTCACCTTTGCCTTATCGCGGCTAACGGGACGTTTTGACTTCACCCCGGCGTTGCCGGTGTTGTTTGGATGAGTTAATTTAAAACCATAGTTGTTTTGCAGTCAACAACAATAGTTGTTTAAATGGCTGCTATGGTTTTATTTGGTTGTTTTTATTGGTTATTTATTTTTGTAAAGCGTGCTGATAAGCTCAAAAAAACGCCGAAGAGGACAACGCTATGTCGAATGAGGATGAGTTTTTCGCAGAAATGCACCCGCAGATAGCGCAGGTTATCGGGATAGCGGTTATGCAACTGTTGGTTGAGAGGCGCGAGCCCTCAAGAGAGGCGCTGATAGAGATGATTCAGGTGTTGTGGCAGGGAGACCAGGCAGATCTGGCTGTGGAGCTGGCACTGGATGTGCTGATGCTGAGGGAAGAGTAGGGCAGTAAAAAACCCGGCGCAGTGGCCGGGTTTATAACATTATAAAATGTTATGCAGCTTTTGCGGTCTGCTCAGCAAGCAGGGCATCGCGTCGAGCTTTCATTTCTTCAACAATTTCGTTAAGACGATTAGCTAAAGATAGCATGCGATCAAGGCTTTTTGATTTATCCATGGTCTCCTCCGGTTAGTGGGTCGACTAGAAAATTTGTAAGTTGCTAAGCATGGTTGAGCTTTGTGCACATAACTCTGGGTTTTTCTGTCGTATGTCATTGATTAGCATCTGCGATAGCAGTAGAGCTTGTTTCAAGTTAATGTCGTCATGCTGCTGCGCTTCTTTCTCAAGCTCGGTAATAATCTCTTCTAGCTCTTCAAGAGATGGATCTACAATCTTGCTGAGCATATCCATTCCGTGCTGGTCAAAGCTTCTGATAACAAACGCTATGAGATTAATGACAGCAATCTTCACACTGTTGAGCTTGATTTCATCTGCCGATGATCCAAGATCTTGGTTGTTAACGACTACTAACTTCAAATAAGACTGATGCTTACTAACGTCTATCTCGTTATGGGCCACTAACTATACTCCTTATATAGGATCTCGCAAAGAGGTTTTCAACCGTAAAAGAACAAAAAATGAGCGATTAGCTAGTGATTTCCACTTTTTTTGTTGACACGGTTTTGAGCATATAGATTGTTGTATTCATAATACACGAAGCATCAACCTTTGAAAGATGATGGTCTTAAAAATTACTTAATCGCTTCGATTGGCAGATCGCTACCCATGCTTCCTGTACGTCTTCGGCATTACCAAAAACACATCGAACTACCGGTCTGGCTCACTCAAAGTCATCCCGCTCATCCTTCCGCTTGAAGAAAACTTTATCCAGCCTGAGCACTATCCCAACCAGTCCGATAATCAGTAAAGTAATGAGTATTGGGATAATCAGATCAGACATGCTTCCTCTGCGTGCTAAAGCTTTACCCATGCTTCCTGTACGTCTGCGGCATGCTGCCGATCACCTTGCCGAACACGAACACCCTGTTCATCTCGTCTTTCTCGATCGGGTCCCAGGCTGCATAGCTCTTGTTATCTGAGATAACCAGCAGCTTGTCCTTCATCTTCTGCAGGCGCTTCACGTGAGCAGTGTCGTCGTACAGGAACGCGTATATCCCGTCGCCGTCAAAACTCTTAACGCTGATGTCGACGAACAGCAGATCACCAGGTTCAATCGTGCCAGACATGCTGTCGCCCCGGACGTTGATGATCCTGATGTTCTCAGCCTTGCGCCCATCGAACATGTGGCGCGCTTCCGCTGGCGCATATTCAACGGAGTGGAGAATCTCCACGAACTCCTGATTCACAATGCCCGGGCCGGCACTGACGGCCAGATCCAAAATGTCGACCCTGAACACATCATGATTTATGTGTGAAGGCTTCTTGTCATCTTCACCATCAGCCCTCATGGCGCCAGTTCCCGAAGAAAGCCACTCAGGTCTCACCCTTAAAGCCTTGGCTATATCGAGCAATTTTGTGGTCTGAGCAGCCCTTCCAGTTTCAATCTTCTGGATCGCAGCCTGACTAACTCCAACAGCATCTCCCAGAGTCTTCTGGGTCATGCTGGCAGCCTTTCTGGCTTCTCTTAATCGTTCTGCAAGTGTCGTTTTCATCTTCTCAATTTACAACCATGGTTTTATAGCGGCAAACGAAAATGGTTGTTGACTAAATACAACTAAGGTTTTATTCTTTGTTTGTATTTACTACGGAGGTTGTCATGAACCCAACCATTAAAACCGCAATTAATATTGTCGGCTCTCAGAAAAAGCTTGGTGAAGCCTGCGATGTTTCTCAGCAGGCGGTTTACAAGTGGCTCCACAACAAGGCAAAGGTTTCGCCTGAACATGTAAACAGCATCGTAAATGCAACTAATGGGGAGGTTCAGGCGCATCAAATTAGACCAGACCTTCCAAAACTATTCCCTTCACCGAAGGGCGTTCCGGCCGCCTAACCAGCGGCCTTTCAAACACCACCAGAGGAAGTATCACAGATGGAGAATGCAATAGCCCGAAAGTTAGAGCCGCCAATCCTCAACCCAATTGAGATTGAAGGCATTTTGTTAAACCGGCTTTTATCCATTGGCCAGAAGGTTTTTGCGGAAATGCGAGGGGTTAGCGAGTCGACAATCAGTCGCCGCAAGAGCGAGGGGTATTACGCCGAGATTGCGAAGGAAATATCAGCGCTGGGTCTGCAGGTTGTTCCGCCAGAGGCGGTGGTAGTTTCCCGCCACTACCTGCAGTCAGTAGAAACGCTGGCGGATATCGGTTTGCGTGCGGAGCGGTGCCGCCCTGGCCCGTTAGGGTGGGACTGATGAAGTGCGTAAAAGGCGAAAGCCGCAGTGCGGTAACACTAACGGCTTTCTACGCGAATTAACTGGATCAATTCACAGGAGTAATTATGAGTTCACTTTACCAGCATTACAACCAAAAAGATAAAAACGGAACCGGCATCAAGGTGAACCGGACGTTTATCGTTCCCCTGAAAGAGCTGTACGTCGAGCCCGGCCTGAATATCCGCGAAATCGACCAGGATCACGTCGCTGAATTCCGCGATGCGTTTATCGCCGGAGAGTCGGTGCCTCCTCTGGACGTCCAGGTTACCGAGAAGGGCGTGAAGGTTATCGACGGTCACCACCGCTATTACGGCGCCATTGAAGCGACGAAAGCAGGTGCTGACATCATCCGTCTTGAGTGCAAAGACTTCGTCGGGAACGAAGCTGACCGGATCGCCTTCATGGTCACCAGAAACCAGGGGAAATCTCTCACTGCTCTGGAACGCGCAACTGCATATCAGCGTTTGAGAAACCAGGGGTGGGAGCCGGACGAGATCGCGAAGAAGGTTAAGCGTTCTCTGTCCGACGTCGATTATCACCTGCATTTGCTGACCTGCGGAGAAGAGCTGATCAGCATGGTTCGTGCTGGCGAAGTATCCCCGACAACCGCGGTTGCACTATCCCGCGAGCACGGCCCCCAGGCGGCCTCTGTAGCTGTTCGCCAGATGGATAAGGCCAGAGCGTCAGGTAAATCGAAATTAACCCGCAGCGCGGCGCTGCCGCAGTTTAGCGCAGCAAAGGCGCGCCAGTTTCTCCAGATAGTCGCTGATCAGGCTGACATTGAACTACCAGCTGATGCGCGCGCCATCCTGGACAACTATCGCGAATTCCTGAAAGAGGCCGGCTGGGAGAGTGAAGCATGAACACCGCAGAAATACTCAAGTTTCCCGGCGCCGCGCCGGGGCAATTCAGGAGCAACCGGATGGAAAACCAGAAATCTGGCTACATCCCGTTGTACCGGAGCGTTCTCAAGCAGTCCTGGGCAAAAGATGTGTACCTCAGAACCCTGTGGGAAAACCTGCTGCTTAATGCTGCTCGTCAGCCATTCAGAGCGACTTTCAAAGGTCATGAGTGGTCACTGCTGCCCGGTCAACTGGTGGTCACAGCGGCCGATTTAGGGCTGCAGCTTTGCGACCGGAAAGGGAATCCTACTAGTCGCGATTCAGTGGAGAGAATGCTGGCCGTTTTTGTGCGCGAAGGGATGATTTCTATCGAAGGTGAGAAGCAAAAAGGGAGAGTGATCACCATCACAAATTTTGCAGAATATGCTCAAAAAACAGACAATTTACCCGCACATGAAGCCGCACATGAATCCGCACATACTTCCGCACATGGCGAGCCCAGCAATGGCGCGGGTTTGAAGGTGGTGCCCGCACATGATGGCGCACATGAAGCCGCACAAACAACCGCACAACATGAACAAGAAGGTAATAACAAGAATAAAAACATTAAAAGATCTTCGTCCGAGAATTCTGGCGAATCCTCTGACGTCCGCCTGAAGAAATTTTTGTCTGCTCATCCTGATGCTGCGGTTTACACACCCAGCGGCAGCAAGTGGGGAACCGCCGAAGACGTTCGCGTTGCCGAGTGGATTTTCTCCAGGGTCAGGATGATCAACCCAACCTGCAAAGCCCCTGACATGACCGCCTGGTCAAACACGGTTCGACTGATGCGTCAGATCGACAATCGCAGCCACCAGGATATCTGCGGCATGTACGACTGGGCCAGCAAAGACTCGTTCTGGCATCGCAACATCCTGAGCCCTGATGCGCTGCGCAAGCAGTGGGACAAGCTGACCATGCAGCGCAGCGCGCCAGGGATTCAGGTTGCCGGGAAGCCAAAAGTCGACCTGAACAACACTGACTGGATTTACGGGGTGCTCGAATGAAATCAATCGCTGAAAGCATGCACAACTTCGACCGGGAAAACTTCCAGCGCGTGGCTGCCGGGCTTCCTGAAATGCAGGACGAGCAGGCAGTAAAGCGCCAGGCGGCCAAGACTGCGGAGATTTTCAACGAACTGTTCCGCCAGTTGCTCGCTGTGTTCCCGGCGCTGGCCAGCAAAACACCCGAGGAGATGAACGAGATGCGCCGGCAGTGGCTTCTGGCGTTCAAGGAAAACGGGATTGTCTCCATGGAGCAAATCAACGCTGGCATGCGCGTTGCCCGCAAACAGGATCGTCCATTCATGCCATCGCCGGGTCAGTTTGTCGCCTGGTGCAAATCGGAATCAGCCGTATCCGCCGGACTGCCGGATGCAGTGGAGCTGGTCGATATGGTTTACCAGTACTGCCGGACCCGCGGGCAATACCCGGATGCTGAGTCCTATCCGTGGCCAGAGCACAACGTCACGCCGGTAACGCTGAAGCACAAGGCCTGCTACTGGATGGTTACTGGACTGTACGCAGACATGCGCGCAAACGGCCTTAGCGACGCTGAGCTGCGCCGCAAGGCTCAGGATGAGCTGATGCGTATGGTGCGTCGTTTAAACGCAGGAGAAGCGATTCCAGAGCCGGTTAAGCAGATTCCAAAACTTGGTGGCCGGCCATTAAGTCAGGAGCAGGGGTTAAACAAAATCGCAGAAATTCGGGCGAAATTTGGACTGGGGAGAGGGCGGTCATGAAAAAGAACTCTGGCAAACAAGCCGTTATTAACTTCATCGGCCAGCATCCTGGCTGCAGCTTTCAGGATATCCGCCGCGGTACCGGGCTTGACTCTTCAGTGGTCAATTCCTCCCTGTGGCAGATGCACCGTGACGGACAGGTTAAGCGTGAGGGTGAGTACAGGAGCTACCGCTACACCCTGATCGACACGACAGCCGTAACCGAAAGCGATCCGTCTGTTCAGTATCGCCAGCGTCCTGGCGGCGTAAACCCAATGACCAACCTGTTTAACCAGTGCCTGGCGGGAGTAAGAAAATGACTATCACATTACAGGCTGTAAACGAGCTCATCGCTTCCCTGGAGTCGGCAGGCGAGCTGTCGATCAGAGAGCAGAAGTTCCTGAAGCTGGCGAAAGCGTTTAAGCAGCTGGCTGAGGAGAATGTGGGGCTGAGGCCGTTAATCGCCGAGAACTGGAATATGCGTGACCTGCTTCGTCAGTTAATGGCTGGACGCCCAGGCGGGGTGTATTTCAACAAATGGGAGAAGCTAATCGTTAGGGTGCTGAACGAAACCCCCGCCACCGATCGCATCGTAGCCGGGATTAAGGCTGATGCCATTGATGAAGCCGCGGTAGAGCTCGACCGGGTCGATACTGTGGCAAGTACCAGAGTAATCGGGTTCAAACTCCGTGAGTTTGCCAAGCAGCTGCGCGAGGGGGCCAAATGACCGAGCAAACCATCCTCGACATGTGCTGCGGCTCCCGTATGTTCTGGTTCGATAAACAGGATGAGCGCGCTGTATTCAGTGATATCCGTGCTGAGCAGCACAAACTTTGCGACGGACGCAGCCTGGTTATCAGCCCGGACATTATCGCCGACTTCCGCGCGCTGCCGTTCGCTGACGCCTCTTTCCCCATTGTCGTGTTTGACCCGCCACATCTTGAACGAGTGGGCGAAAACGCCTGGATGGGTAAGAAATACGGACGTCTGAACAAAGACACCTGGCGCGATGACCTGCGTGCTGGGTTTAAAGAGGCATTTCGCGTACTGCGGCCACACGGCGTTCTTATCTTCAAATGGAACGAAACCCAGATACCTGTGAGCCAGATTCTGGCGCTGACCGACGAGAAGCCGGCCATCTGGCAGCGCACCGGGAAAGCGGACAAAACGCACTGGGTCATTTTCGTGAAAGGAGCGACAGCATGACTGATATCACCGAACTGGCGCAGAGAGCCAGAATCAACGCTGAATGCGGTGAGCATCTTTCCCCGGCGGAGACCATGGAGCTGGTAGAGGCACTGGAATCAGAGAAACGTATTTGCGCAACGTGGAGAAAAACAGCTGAGGCTAACAGCGAAAAGCTGGAGAAGGCGCAGACCATCAACGCAGCAGCCGAAAAACTGGTCCGCTGCAAAGGTCGCTATCACAGCGAGCAGAACTATCGAGCGCTGGCGGCGCTGTTTGGCGTGAACACTCCAGATCTGCCGCCGCTGGAGCATGAAAACGTCCATTATGCCGATGCTGCAGAGATGGAGATTGAAGCACTGCGCCAGCGCATCGCCGAGCTGGAGCGCGAACAGGAGCATCTTCGACCAGTCGGTGTGATGAGCGAGCAAGCATTTCACCGTCTTGAAAACAGAGAATGTCGCTTTATTGCGTTGTGGCCGCGCCCTGGTATCTTTTTGCCGCGCAAGCGCCCCGAGGATGGCGTGATCGTTTATGCGCGTACAGTTGCCGCCGTTGGCAGCAAGGTGGAGGTTGAGTGATGGCTATAGAAAACCCGAGTTCATGTCCGCACTGCGGCGGTGAGAATGGATTCCACACGAAAGAGGTTGTGGATTTCAAGCAGTTTTATGCTTGGGATGGTTCATTCCTTGAGGGGCAGCACACCAGCGGCATTCGCGGCGGAAAAGCATTCTACTGCTGCGACTGCGGTCGGAATATAACATCGCGCATCAATAAGCCAGGAGCGAACCAATGACCAGCAAATTAACCAGAGAGCGCCTGCAGGAAATCGCTGAAGATGGATTCCTGAAGCATGGCGAAAGCAAAGAACTGGCCCGCATGGCGCTGGCCGCAATGGACAGCGAGCCAGTGGCTTACATCTTCAAGCATCCAGCAGGACGGTTGTTCTGGTCGCTGACGGATGAAAGTAATAAGGGTCACGATGATGTCATGCCGGTCTACGCCAGCCCGCATCCAGCGCCGGAACGTGACCAGGTACGCATCGCGCATGCCGAGTGGTCGCAGGCAACTTTCGGCAATGTCGGCCCGGTTGGCCCACTGAAGCACCTCAGCAAAGAAGCACTGGAAGCCGCTGCCGAGCCTGGCGACCTGTCGGAGTGGGCTGATATGCAGTTCCTGCTGTGGGACGCCCAGCGCCGTGCTGATATCACTGATGATCAGATTACCCAGGCAATGATTGAAAAATTGGTTGTGAACAAGCAACGCGAATGGCCCGATCCGAAAGACGGGGAGCCGCGGTTGCATATCAACAATTCGTCAGAGCCAACAAAGCGGTAGAAATGATTGCCGAAATAGAGCGTTAATTTATTAAGCTTATAATATATTAAACATGTATAGTGTATGGGTTGGTTATAAGTTACCTGATTGTTAGAAGGATAACTATGCTCATTCTACATAGCAAAATTAAAACTCAATTTTTCAAGAGGTAGAAAATGAATCCATGGGGAGCTATTATTGCAGCATTAATTGCAGGATTTATTGCTTTTATTGGAATGGTTATAGCAAAAGAAAATAAAATTTCAGAATTTAGGCAGGAATGGATTAAAGAACTAAGAGGTAACATAGCGAAGCTTTTCCGACTTTATGGAATGCTGAGAAAAGACTCGGGACTAACTCCTGATGAAAGGACTGAAAAGTTTAATGAGCTAAATGAAATAATTGCCACGATTGGTTTACATTTAAATCATGGTAACCCATCAGTAAATGAGCAAAAGTTACTTGAGTCAATTAGTAAATTGAATTTACATGTTGAAATTGGTGAAGCGTCGCTACCTTCATTATTCGATTCTCTTACAGAAAACTCTCATCTTGTACTAAAAGAAGAGTGGGAAAGGGTAAAGCGCGGTGAGCCAAATTATCACAGGATTAAAGATTTTTTGTTTTTGGTATTTGTATTTTGTACGTCTTTACTCCTAATATCCCTAGTTGTTTTCTCAATGATAAAATGTGGAATCCTTAGTGCAACATTATTATCCTAATGGTAGGGTATTATTTGCATCAAAACTGAGCATGTAACCCGGAAGCGATATATAATCCCCTCCACAGCAGAGGGGATTTTTATGTCACAGTGGAACATTGCAGCCAAATCGAAAGACGAGCAGGACAAGATCAACGTTGACCTCGCAGCGTCCGGCGTCGCTTATAAAGAGCGCCTGAACATGCCGGTTGTTGCCGAAGTGGTGGCCAGAGAGCAGCCAGAGCATCTGCGCGAGTATTTCATGGAGCGCGTCCGCTACTACCGCGAGCAGAGCATCCAACTCCCGCGCGCAAGCGATCCGCGCTATCTGGAAATGTCTGAGCAGAACGCCAAGAAATAGCGATTTTCTCGTATATGCTCATTTTGCTTTTATCCCCGGGAAGGGCGATAATTACCTGGTCAGTCTGGACAACTGACAACTTTACCCCGGCGCCAAGTGGGGACACATGGCGCAAACACTGCAATTTGAGAAGAGTTATCAAAACGTACTGATTCCCGCAGAGCCGGGAACCAGCGAATACCTGCAACTTATCCCAGTAGGGCAACTGCTTTGCGGTGAGTTCCGCAAGCCCCGGAATTACGCATTCCACAAGAAGTTCTTCAAGCTTCTGACTCTCGGGTATCACTACTGGACGCCTTCCGGTGGCCTCATTGAGCCCGCTGAGCGCACCCTCGTATCCGGGTTTATCGACTTCCTCTCATCCGACTTCGATCAGCGCGCTGCGCTCCAGAACGCCGCGGAGATGTATCTCTCCTCTGTCGGTATTTCTCGTTCCCGCGATATGGCGCTTCTGAAACACTTCGAATCCTTCCGCGAGTGGGCAACCATTCAGGCTGGCTTTTACGACGAATACCAGATGCCTGACGGCAGCCGTCGTCGTGTCGCAAAGTCGATCTCCTTCGCCAGCATGGACGACAGCCAGTTTAACGGCGTCTACAAATCAGTGCTGAATGTGCTCTGGAACTACATTCTGCGTCGCAAATTCCACTCGCCGGCTGAGGCTGAAAACGCCGCTAGTCGGCTGCTGAGCTTTGCGGGGTGATGGCTATGCAATGTCTTCTCGCCAAAGTAATGGAGCGCGGCATCTTCCGCGTGCCGGCGCGCCGCAAGCGCAAGGTAGAAGTAAAGCCTTCAGACATCCCGACCCTTAAAGACTACACAGCCCGTCTGGTCGATAAGAAGTGGCTCCGCCTGAGAGCAAGGAGGCCACATGCGTAAACCAGCACGCCGTAAATGCGCCCACTGCCGCGAATGGTTCCATCCTGCCCGGGAGGGGCAGGTGGTATGCAGTTTTGAATGCGCCAGCGCGATCGGCAAAAAACAGACAGCAAAAGCCCGGGAAGCGGCGAAGGCCAGGGCGGTGAAGCGCCAGCGTGAATCCGAGAAGGAGGGGCGTCAGCGCCGTAAAGCAAGATTGGCTGAGCTCAGACCTAACGGTTACTACAAAGCCCAGGCTCAGAAGGCATTCAACGCCTACATCCGCGCTCGTGATGCTGCTTTGCCATGCATCAGTTGCGGCGAGACCAACCCGCCTGATCTGCATGGCGGCCAGTGGGACTGCGGCCACTTCAAAACGGTCGGCGCTTACCCTGAGTTGCGTTTTGAAGAGCGCAACGCTCATAAGCAGTGCAAATCGTGCAATGCCGGGGCCGGTAAGTACACCGCCAAAGAGTTGACGGTTGCTCAGCAATACGAAGCTGGCCTGGTCGCTCGTTACGGACAGGAGTATGTCGACTGGCTTAACGGACCCCACGAAATGACCAACTACCGCCGGGAAGACTTTATTCGTATCCGCGATGAGTACCGCGCCAAGCTCAAAGCACTGAAACAGCGGGAGGCCGCATGAACCACGACGTTATCGAACGCATCCGCGACCGCTGGCAAAAGCTTCGCCTCTGCCGGCACCGCGGCACCGTACTGGTTGACTACCGCATACTGAGAAATTTCGTTCGCATCTATCAGACCCTGGGAGAGACAGCATGATTAATACCCAATACCTCCAGTACGTTCGCCAGCAACTGATAGTGGCCACCGCCGATCTGAGCGGTGCGACGAAAGGGCAACTGGTAGCCTTTGCTGAGAACGCGCAATTCACCGCTACGGCGCGCAGCCGGGGAAGGAAGAAGGTTTATAGCGAAGTAAAGCAAAAAATGGTTAACCCGGATGGGCCGCCGATGAGCGGCAGTCAGTCCCGCGCTAAGGGTTCATCAATCGCTCTCGTTCTGCCCGTTGAGTATTCTACGGCAAGCTGGCGCCGGGCTCTGCTGTCGCTGGAAGAGCATCAGAAAGCCTGGTTGCTGTGGAACTACAGCGAGAACATCCGCTGGGAGCACCAGGAGACGATCACCCGGTGGGCATGGGAGCAATTCAACGAAAAACTGGCCGGTGTGCGCATTGCAAAGAAAACAGTCGATCGCCTGCGTCAACTTATCTGGCTGGCGGCGCAGGATGTCAAAGCAGAACTGGCAGGCCGGGAGACTTATGAATACCAGGCGCTGGCGGAACTGGTTGGTGTAGCAAAGTCCACGTGGACAGAAACCTACCTTCCTCATTGGCTGGCGCTGCGCAGCAGTTTTTTGAAGCTTGACAGCAATGCTCTCATATCGGTAACGCGATCACGTTCACAACAAAAGGCGACAAATTTAGATGTAAGTCTTGCAAAACCGAACTGAAAGGCATATATTTCATGTAAATCTGATATCGTCGCCATAGCTTCGATTGTCGACACACAAAGAATTCAAGCCCGAGGTTAACGCCTTGGGCTTTTCTATGCCTGCGATCTGGTCAGGGCTCTTGGGTAGAGACGTGCTGCACGACACGTCGACACCCGCCGGTAAGAGCTCTGAACCAGACTGAAGTTAATCAGCAATAAGAAAACTGCATGTCATCATTTGCTTACATCTTATTGACCAGAAAATTAACATCTTGTTAATCTATTCGTGTGGTGAATCCCCCTGTGCGGTGGGGCGACCAGTCACTTACAGTGATCTGTAAATGCAGCGCGGGCCATGTCGGCTGGGACATGCTCACCGGGAGGCACCCGGCACCACGCAGTACTACTAAGACATTTGGTAGTGGGGTTGCTGTTTCGACTCCTCCATCTATGTTTAAAAGGCAGTAACGAAAAAAGCGAGCGCTCTCCTGGTAAATCGGTAGCTCGGACTATTAGGTGCGCTTTCGTTTGTTACTACCTAGAATGCCTACTTTCTGCCCGTTCCTCTGAGCGGGCTTTTTTTCGCCTGATTAAGGCATTGCTACAAACCATAAGACATTTAAGGGCTGCGCTTTAGCGTGGCCTTTTTTTATTTCAGGGTCGCGGGAATCACCCTCGACGCTTTGTTGGTAAATCAGCCCGACGGCCCTGAACCTTTTACTGACTACAGATAGCACCCCGAACATTATCGGAGGTGGAGACTATGAAAATGCCTGACAAAATCTTTTCGGCGGCCTCGTACTGCTCGTCAGGCGGCCTGATATGCACCGGGCTGGCAAGGACCTATGACTGGTTTCATGGACTTGACTGGAATTTTATTGCTCTGGCCAGCGGCGTGATAATCGGTGTAGCGACTTACCTGACCAATCTCTACTTTAAGCGCCGCTGGACGAAGATGTATCAGCAGTCCCTCGATCGTGGTTATGGTGGCCCGCCACCGCAGGATGAATAGCGATGGCTAACCTGAAAACGAAACTCAGTGCGGCCATGCTGGCGCTTATTGCTGCTGGCGCATCAGCTCCCGTTCTCATGGATCAGTTCCTGAATGAGAAAGAGGGCAATAGCCTCACGTCATACCGCGATGGCTCCGGCATCTGGACGATATGTCGTGGTGCTACCCGGGTAGATGGCAACCCTGTAACGCAGGGGATGAAATTAACCCAGGTCAAATGCGACCAGGTGAATGCTATTGAGCGCAATAAAGCGCTGGCATGGGTTGATCAGAATGTGCGGGTTCATCTGACGCCCCCTCAAAAGGTCGGGATTGCCAGTTTCTGCCCCTATAACATCGGGCCCGGTAAATGCTTTCCTTCCACCTTCTACCGCAAGCTGAATGCCGGTGACCGTAAAGGCGCCTGCGCTGAAATTCGCCGGTGGATTTTTGATGGCGGAAAAGATTGCCGCGTGCGTTCGAACAATTGTTACGGCCAGGTCTCTCGTCGTGATCAGGAAAGCGCACTGGCATGTTGGGGGATAGATGAATGAGCCGATTAGCAGCCATTATCAGCGCTGTTGTGATCTGCCTGATAGTCAGCCTCGGCTGGCTGGCCAGTCACTACCACGACAACGCCACCGAGTTCAAAAGGCAACGTGACGAGAAGGTTAAAGAGCTAAACCTTGCGAACGAGACCATCACCGACATGACAACTCGGCAGCGAGATGTTGCTGCACTGGATGCCAAATACACCGGAGAACTGGCAGATGCTAAAGCCACTATCGATCAGCTTGAACGTGATGTTGCTTCTGGCAAGCGTCGGTTGCAGCTCAACGCCAGATGCCCCGCGAGCGGAGCGACCGGCACCGGCGGCATGGGCGATGCTTCCAGCCCCCGACTTACTGACTCCGCTGAACGGAATTATTTCACCCTCAGAAAGCGAATCGCCACAGTGACGAAGCAGGTAGGCTATCTGCAGGAGTACATCAAAGAGCAGTGCCTTAAGTAGACGAAAGATGATATCCCTCAATAATTAGGTTAACTAAATTAATTGAAGGGATTGAATCGTGAGTCAGTATCCCCATTAACATCAGTAACCATCAAAAGGTGGTGCTAATTCTAAGGGAATAAAATGACACACATACAGCAACTTATCACAGCAGCAGATTCATTAATTCCATTTCAAAGTGCCTCGACTGCTAAAGCATTTCTAAATCAATACTCTATTGATGACCAAGCGGCTCTCATTTCAGCATTGTACATTGGTCGCGATCACCTTCATGCAAATCAAATCCAGTCTAACTATATCCCAGCAACAATTCCATTTGACCGCTTTTTTCATACTGGCGGAGGGCATGGTGTTCGTTGGCTCATCGAACCTGCAGAATTCGCAACTATTCTTTATGAGAAGAACACAAATTTACGCACTTATTATGAGGCATTTGAGCGTTGCGCTAATGGCTCAAGAATCAATCTCAGCACCTTCTAGCAATAGAATGCGTGTCGTGAGTATTTCATAAACCGCCTCATGGCGGTTTTTTGTTGCCATCACCATGGGGAGTCTCATCGTAATGGCAATTTCCCCATAAGCGGATAAAGAGGCTCTCAATGTCCGACATCTACATCATCAAACTGAATACGAACGACGGCGGCGAGTAAACGGGCAAGATGTCACGACGTCAGCCTGAGCTGGTTAATGGCTTGTGCCGCTGGCGACCGAGACGGGCGAGTGGCTGTATTTTGCACCGGCCGATGTGACGCGTGTGTAGTTCACGCCAGCGCCATCTAATGGTGAATCCGAGGTAAGCACATTATGACCATGACAATCGGCCCTATCACGTTAACTCTTGATATGAGAGAGCAGGTTGCACGTTCGCGCGAAGTACTTGACGAGTTGCAGCGTAGAGCGAGTGGGCTTAGCCCTCTAATCTCAGAGGAGGACGCGCTACGCATTCTCCTCCTCGGTATGACATTTGATTACCTGAAGGCCAGGAAATCATTGGGGGATTAAAACTACTGTCTTTGAATGTTTTCCCATTGGCGTCGATGCTCCTCCTTCTCATCCACACAGGAAGGGCAAAGTAATCCGCCGTAGTACATGTCGTTTTGAATGGCGCTTTCAAGAGCATCACCTTCAAGAATATGCTGGCAGTCATTGTGATACCCGCCAGGGTCGGTTACGCCATCGCAAGGTTGGGTAAGAAACGGCTTTAGTACCGCTTTTTGTCGCGGAGTTAAGCTTTCGTAACCATTATTTACAGCCCTCTGGGCTATTCCAGCCACCATCGCATCTTGGTCATGGAACCGATCATGTTCGAGCATGGTATTGAGAAGAGATTCTGTAGACATAAATAAACCTTTCATTTTGGAATAAGCATGGCACTCACCGACAAGCAAGAAATGTTTTGTCGCGAGTACCTCATCGATTTAAACGCCACACAAGCGGCTATTCGGGCGGGGTACAGCGCAAAGACAGCTAACCGCACCGCATCCGAAAACCTGTCAAAACCTGACATACAGTCAAGAATTGCTGAACTCAAAGAGCAGCGCAATGATCTGGTTGGTATAAATGCGACATACGTCCTGAATCGCCTTGTTGAGATAGACCAGATGGACGTGCTCGACATCCTGACCTCGACTGGAGAGCTAAAACCAGTAACTCAATGGCCGAAGGTCTGGAGGACGACGCTCTCCGGGCTGGATGTCATCGAGATGGCAGCGGAGGGAAACACTACCGCGCTGCTTAAGAAGATTAAGTGGCCTGATAAGGTGAAGAACCTGGAGCTGATTGGTAAGCATATCGACGTCCAGGCGTTTCGCGAGCAAGTGAAAACAGAGCACGTCGTTGAATCAATTTCTGAACTGATGGATTCCTTGTCTCAGGGGGCGTGATGAAGCCTGAGCATCTCAAGCTGCTAGCTGATAAAGACTGGCGGCTGAACAATCTTTACTGGATAACCGACAAAGAAGGTAAGCCGACTCGCTTCAGGATGACGCCGGAGCAGCGGGAATACTTCGAGGGGATCCATACCCGCAACATCATCCTGAAAGCTCGCCAGCTCGGCCTCACCACAGAGGTGTGCATCATCCAGCTCGACGCTGCTCTGTTCGAGTCCGCAAAGTGCGCGCTGATTGCCCACACGCTGAATGACGCAAAGCGCCTGTTTCGGGAAAAGGTGAAATATGCCTACGACAAGCTGCCGGCCGAGATAAAGGCGGCCAATCCGGCGAGCAACGACTCAGCCGGTGAGCTGGTCTTTAAGAAGGGCGGATCACTATACGTCAGCACCTCATTTCGTGGCGGTACGCTGCGTTACCTGCACGTCTCCGAGTTCGGGAAGATATGCGCCAAATATCCTGATAAAGCCCGGGAAATCGTCACTGGTGCGTTTGAGGCGGTATCGACAGGATGCTTCGCTACTATCGAGAGCACCGCAGAGGGCCGGGCGGGTTACTTCTTCGATTATTGCCAGACGGCAGAGAAAGCACTGCTGCAGGGCAAGCCGTTATCTGCGCTGGACTGGAAGTTTTTCTTCTTCTCATGGTGGAAGAATCCGCAATACGCAATTGACCCGGTAGAACCTCTGCCGGCGCGCCTGCTTGAGTACTTCGCTGAGATGGAGGCGAAGCACGGCATAGTCGTTAGTGAACGACAGAAGGCCTGGTATTACGCCAAAGAAAAGACGCTCGGCGACGACATGAAGCGCGAATACCCGACCATTCCGGCCGAGGCGTTCCAGCAGTCGGTCGAGGGCGCGTACTACGCCAAACAATTCCGCTGGCTCTACACCAACAAGCGGATCGGCCAAATCCCGGATAACTCACATCTACCGGTTCACACGTTCTGGGATATTGGTGTGGGCGACTCCACGGCGATCTGGTTCGTTCGCGAGGTCGGCGAAGAGTTCCACGTCATCGACTACTACGAAAACTCTGGCGAGGGGCTTAGGCACTACATGAAGGTGCTCAAAGACCGCGGCTATGAGTACGGTGAGCACTGGGGGCCGCACGACATCGAGAACCGCGAGTTTGCAGCTGATGCGAAGTCTCGCAAAGAGCTGGCGCGCGAGGGCTACGAGATTGACGGCCGGATGTATTCGATGAACTTCCGCGTTGTGCCGAAGGCTGGGATCGACACCGGCATTGAGTCGGTGCGTGAAATCCTCAAGTCCTGCGTTTTCGATGAGGAGAAGTGCGCTGTTGGCATCTCCCACCTCGAAGGTTACCGCAAGGAGTGGGACGACAAGCGCGGCTGCTGGAAAGACAAGCCCCTTCATGACTTCACATCGCACGGCGCCGACAGCTTTCGCTACTTTGCCGTGGCGAAAAACAACCGCAAGCAGGTCGGCACAGTATTCTTCTAAGGAGCATCGCCAGTGAGCGAACAAGATAACGGCCTTCAACTGGCTGTGAACAATCTCGCCACTGAAATGCGGCGAGCTAATTACCTTAACGCCATCGGTATCGGCGGGGGCAACACCAAGCGCCCTACGCTCTATCAGGAGTTTGGCTACCCGCGCACCATTACCTTCCATGACTTCTACAACATGTACCGCCGCAACGCCGCAGGCTTCGCAGTGGTGCATCGTCTTCTGGATGGATGCTGGCAGGATTATCCAGTAATCGTTGACGGTGATGAGTCCAAGAAGGCGAAGAAAACCAACCAGTGGGAAAAGAACGTCACCAGGTTCATGAAGAAATGGTGGCCGAAGGTGAAGGATGCCGATCGCCGCAATATGGTGGGCCGCTACTCCGCGCTGTTACTGCAGATAAAAGATAACCGGTCATGGAATGAGGAAGTCGACACTTCCCTTGTAAGGAGTCTCGGTGAGGCAGCGCTGGTTAAGCTGATCCCTGTGTGGGAGCCGCAACTAACGGTTGCCGAATGGGATAACAATCGCCAGTCCGAGACGTTCGGCCAGCCGAAGATGTTCAACTTCAACGAGCAGCCCGTTGGAGACGAGGCTTTCGTCGGACCGATGCGCGGTGAGCCTGTGCATCCGAGCAGGGTGATACTGTTCTGCGAAGGCTCAGAAGATGACAACGTCCTTTCTGGTATCCCGCTGCTTGAGGCCGGATACAACAAAGGACTCGACCTTGAGAAGATTTCCGGCGGTGGTGCTGAGGGCTTCCTGAAAAATGCCAGCCGGCAGATCGCGGTCGAGTTCAGCAAAGAAACAGACATGGCCACGCTGGCTGACCAGGCGAAGAAAGCTGGTTATGCCGACCTCGGCGAAGCGATGGGCGACAAGGTCAATAAGCTGAACCGCGGCACCGATGCGGCCGCCGTGATGCAGGCCGGGCAGATGCATGTTCTGAGCGTTACGCCCGGCGACCCGGGGCCGACTTGGGAGGTCACCGCGAACGAACTGGCGGCGTCAGTTCAAATCCCGTTCACCATCCTGTTTGGTCAGCAGACCGGGCGCCTGGCGAGCGATGAGGATAAAACCGACTGGGCCATTCGCCGCAATACCCGCCGCAACGGCTTCCTGACTGACAGAATCACCGCTTTGCTGGAACGCTTCTGGACCCTGGGCATTATCGATCCGCCGACAAATGGAGAGGTCACCATTTCATGGACTGACCTGCTGGCCCCGGGCGAGAAAGAGAAAATCGAGAACGCCTCGAAACTGGCTGATATCGTCCAGAAAACGTCGGGCTTCTATGGTGGCGAGCCGCCATTCACGGCCAACGAACTACGCGAGATTGTAGGCCTCGACCCTCTGCCTGAGCCAAAACAACCACCTAACCCGAATGACAAGGTGACAACCGATGATCCACTGGCCGATGACACCGGAGCAGACGGCAAAGGTGGGGCTGCCGATAGTTCCGCGCAGTAAGGTTGACCCGACTCGATCGGCGAAGCAGGTCAGTGCGATGTTCCTGGATATCGAGGACCGGTATCTCGGCATCAAGCGCGCTCTGAAAGCACTGTTTGACCAGCGCCTGACCGGGAGAGAGCGAGAGGTTAACAGCCATAACTGGCATTTCCTGTGCCACGACCATGGCGAAGATGTGCGGCTCTACCAGGTCAACGCTGGCAAGTTCATCTACGACATGTCAGCGCAGGAACTGGCCGACCTGCTCGAAGCGGTACAGGTTATTCTCGACGATTACCTGCTGGAAGGCGGCGAACAAAGCCTGTGGGCGATGGATTACGTCGCCGCAGAGGCGCAGCGCGGCACGCTGGAGGCCTTCAACAACCTCTCGCAGCAGTCGCAGGTGTACGCCAGCCAGACGACGCTTCAGCAGCTTTTAAGCAGCCCTGCATACCAGAACCAGATCGCCAGTGCCTACATCAGCACGTATAGCGACTGGAAGCTGGAAGCTGACCGGGCGCGCGGTGACCTGGCGAACATCATCGCGGATGCCGTTGGGCGCGGTGTGAATCCCCGAGAAACCGCGCAGGTGATAAGCAAGCGCCTAGATGTCTCTATGGGCCGCGCAAAGACTATCGCTCAGACTGAGCAGGTCGGCGCGCTGCGCCAGGCACAATGGAATGAGACGGACTGGGCGGCGGATCGGATTGGGCTTAATACCGGCCTGCTGTGGCTGTCGGCGCTCAAGCCGACCACGCGCAGCTGGCACGCTAGCCGTCACGGCAAGGTTTATACCACCGAAGAGGTTCGGGACTTCTACGCCGAGAACGGCAACCGGTACAACTGCTATTGCAGCCAGATACCGGTGCTGCTCAACGACGACGGCAGTATATTCAACGAAGGGCTGGCGGAAAGGTTGAAGAAAGAGCGAGAGCAATGGATTAAGTGAATAGTTAAAATGTTGCGTAACGAAGAAAAGGATGTACTGTGACTTATAGTCATGCGTAAAAGTTTCGAAGTGGGAGCTGAGTAAAGCTATGAATGATGATCCAGAAGAGCACCTATTCCAGACCCTATATTCATTAAGGAAAATGAAAGGTGGGTACACGTTTTATTCAACAATTGATGAAGTGCTGCGCCAGTATAATGCTACATCTGCGGGGGCGGTGATAAATAAAGACCAGTTGCTGGCTGTAATTAGTAAGTATTCATTAAAGCAAAAAACATCGTTAGGAAGGCCTGTCCCTCCATTCGAAACCAGGGGTGGTGAAGGCAACAACATTACCCATATTGGTATGATTGATAGGGCTTATAAAGTGCCTTCGGAATGGTCCAACAGATAACCCGCTTCGGCGGGTTTTTTATGCCTGAAATCCACCTATGAGGACCCAGCATGAAACGCAACCGCGTTAACGTGCTGACCGTCGTCAACTCCGCTTCAAACATCACCACTGAAACCATCGACGGCAAGCCACATATCGTGGTTCGCGGCATCACGCCTGTCGTGGACGATATCGTGATGAACCGGAAGTTGTACCCGGCAGCAGAAATCGAAAAGGCCTACAACACGCTCGAGCGTAACCCGATGCCGCTGGGCCACCCGAAAGTGGATGGCAAGCATGTGTCTGCTCGCGATGTTCGGGCGGTGAATGAATATCACGTAGGCGCATGGCTGCAGAACGTCAGCCACGAAGGTGGGAAGGTGACGGGTGATATGTACGTTAACCGCCAGTACGCCGAGTCAAGCGAGAAGGGCAAGCGCCTGATAAACCGCCTTGATGAGATGATCGCCGGTACCAACTCAGAACCCATCCATATCTCTACCGGACTCCTGTATTCCGGCATTGCCGCTAATGGCGAGTCAAAGGGCAAGAAGTACAACGAGATCGCCACCAACATGATGTTTGACCATGTGGCGGTGCTGCTCGATGAGCCTGGCGCCGGAACGCCTGAAGAAGGCGTTGGCATCTTTGTCAACTCAGAGGGTCATGAGCAGCAGATCGAAGTTGCTCGTCTTGCTGATGGTATCGACTGCACCCGAGAAGGTCTGCTCAACAAGACCAAATTCTTCTTTACCAACGCCTCGAATTTCTCTTTCGACGATATCCAGCGCGCCATCAGCGACAAGCTGCGTGAGGGTGACACAGAAGATAAGTGGCTATGGCCAGAAACGGTGTGGCCAGACAGTTTCATCTACCGCGATGACACCAGATACCTAAAGCAGAAGTACCTCATCGATGACGACGGCAAAGCCGTGTTCGTCGGCGAACCTGTAGAAGTCGTGCGCAAACCCATTGAGTACGAGATTAAAAACAACGGAGAGAACGATCCGATGAAAGAACTGATTATCAATGCGCTGCAAGCCGCGGGTAAGCCGACTGAAGGCAAGTCCGATGCCGAACTGATGGACGCTTACAACCAGTTAGCGGCAGAGAAGGCGGCAGCCAAGAAAGATGGCGGCGACGAAATCGATCCCGCCACCGGCAAGCCTAAGAAAAAAGAGCAGGCCAGCAACAGCGAAGAAGCGCCGGCATGGTTTAAGCCATTTGCTGATGATTTGGCGGCCGTTAAGTCAGGCCTTGCCGTGAACGCTGACAAAGAGAAAGGCGAAAAACGTGCTGCCGTAAAAGCGAAATTCGGGCTGGATGACCTGGCGGTGAATGCGCTTGACGGCGCCGCCCTTGATGGCCTGTTTGCTCAGTGCCAGACCTCTACCGGCCTGAATGGTGCATTCCGTCCGGTCAACAACAACGATTCTTTCAGCGAAATGCCGGAGTAAAAAATGGCTAAAGACGGGAAACACGTAATTCACGCGGGCGGGATTTTCCCCAACCCGCAACTTAATCGTGAAGGTTCTGCGGCCGCAGCGTTTCTGCCGGGTACCGTAATCTTTTTCAGTGCAGCCAAGCCTACACCGTCTGTTGATGGCGCTGAAGACGCGATTCTTTACGTTGCTAACTACGACTATTTGCGCTGCAAAACGGTTGACGATGCCTATGCGATCGGTGACTGGGTGGTAAACATCCAGCCAACGCCGGGCGTTTTCCTCAACGTTCGCGCTGCCGCTGGTACCTACACCAAGGGCCAGCCGGTTTCTGTGGCCAATGGCCAAATTAAAGCACTGGCAGAGGGTGAAACCATCTTTGCCTATGTCGAAGAAGACAAGTCCCTGACCGCCGCAGCAGGCGATCTGGTTCGCGTCGTGTTCAAGTAAGGAGAGGCTGAATGTTTGTATTTTCCACCCGACGCGCGACTGAGACGGGCAATCTCGAAGCGAACCAGGCGCAGTTCAATGAGCTGCAACTGGCGCGCAATATGAGTGCTCAGGCCGTTGCTGATTTCGTATCCCGCACCCGCTGGCGTGGTGATGCGGCAAACACTCCGGTGCTGGACGCGACGAACGCTGTCGACGATATCCGCCGCCTGTATCGCGCTTATGATCAGACTGTGCTGGCTGAATTCGAACCAACTACTGAATTCACTCTGCTTAACGACCTGATCCCGTTGTCCCGCTCTGTCCGTCTTGAAGAGTCCGTGTACGAGTATGCTCGCACCGGTGGCCGCGGCTGGGCGCATACCTCCATGTCCGGCCAGATTGGTGCGGCGCTGGATGCGCGCGCGTACACCTTCGACGGTACGATGGTTCCGATCCACGACTCTGGCTTCAAATTCCAGTGGCGTGACCCTATTTTCAACAAAGGCTCCGCTCTGGCTTCTCTGGCCGACGCTCAGCGCGGCTCTGTTGATGATGTTCGTCGTCAGTACGTGGATTACGTCTTCAACGGTTTCCGTGACTCTGCTGGCAACTATATCGCTTTTGATGGCAAGACCTGGAAGGGGGTAAAAGCCGATGAGCGGGTGCAGATTGTCGATCTCAGTGCTTCCGGCCTGAATATCGACTTCACCAGCTCAAGCGCAACGGCTGAGCAAATCCGCAATGCAGCCATTGCTCTGCGCGACGTGATGAAGCTGACCAACCTGCAGTATGCGCAGCAGACCTGGTATGTTTCCGGTCAGATCATCACTAACCTGGAACGCTACTTCAGCGATAACTACCAGTCCGACACCATTCTGCTGGAGCTGTTGAAGCTCTCCGGTATTGCTGCCATCAAAGAAGATGCGCAGCTGACCGGTAACCAGATCCTGATTGTCCCGCTTACCGCCGGCGTTATCGCTCCGATTGTAGGTCAGGCCGTGGGTACCGTTGCAGACCCTCGCCAGTTCTATAACAGCGATTACGTCTGGCGCACCTGGGGTGCGATGGGCTTGATGGTTAAGACCGACATCAACAATCGCAAATCTGTTATTTACGCGCACAGCTAAGGGGCAACTATGGCACTGGTAAAAGTGGTTCGCGATAACCTGCTTTCCGGTGCCAATCTCCAGAAACTGGAGGTTGGTGCTCAGGTTTCGGTAAGCGGCGATGTCGCTAAGCGTTGGGTAGCCGCTGGTCTGGTTGAAATCATTAGTGATGACGACCAAGCGCTGGAAGTGGCTACGCCTGGTAATGATGCTGCAGAGCAGGCAGAGCAGGCAGAGCAGGCAGAGCAGGCAGAGCAGGCAGAGCAGGCAGAGCAGCAGGAAGAATCTGCCACCAAATCGAAGAAGGCGAAATAACCATGGCTGACCCAATCACAGCGGCAGACGTGCAGGCGTTCCTCGGTGAGTTGGGTTACGCCATTCCCGGAGCTCTTCTCGATCCGATTCTCTGCGTGGTGAACAAAATTATCCCGTGCCTCGATGGTGCGGGGTATGACGACTGCACGGCAAAGCTCATCCTGATGTATGCCGCTGCGCTCATGGCGACGTCATCCGGAGCCCGGCGAATAAAATCGCAAGGGGCGCCATCAGGAGCGTCCCGCTCGTTCGATTACGGTGACGATGGCATCACCTGGCTGCGTGACTCGCTGGCGAAACTGGATACCAGCGGCTGCACCAGTGAACTACCGATCAGCGCCGGCAACAGTGTGGGCCTGTTTATGGTGGTCGGGGGCTGCTAATGGCGTGGGTTTCAGTTCAGCAACGACTGCCGCGGACGTTTACCCGGGTGTGGGTGATCACCGATACCGGCCAGCAAACGACGGCGTACGTGAAAAGCGACGGAGAGTGGTTCATCAACTGCGACCGCATACGCGCCACAGGCGCCGCCGTGCTGCGATGGAGGGATGACTGATGTCTTCGGTAGCTAATTGGTCATACACGGCAACAGCGACAATCTGGCGGCGCATACGCGATGCTGACGGTAGCGATACCGACGGCGGAGGTCAGCCGTACGGGTGGGAAGCGCCGATCGCTATCCTCTGCGACTACCAGGGCGGACTCTCTGCAAAAATCGGTGACCTTGGCCGGGAACTCGTTGTTAAAAACACGATATGGACCGAGTACGCAACGGCGCGGGAGGGAGATTACATCCTGATTGGCGCGTCGACTGATGCAGCACCGCCGGATGAGGCCGATGAGATTCGGCAGATCGTCCAGTTCGCAGATACATTCGAGCGACTGGCGGACGATTTCGCACTGATTACGGGAGTCTGATTATGGGCGCTAAAGTTCGCGGCATCCGGCAAGCCAAGGCCAACCTCGATCGCATCATCAAAGACGTCCAGGGGCGTAAAGTCGTGCGAGCAATCCAGTCTGCGATGCTTATCGGCAGCGCGCAGGCCGCGCTTTACACCCCGATCGATACGTCGACGCTCATCAACAGCCAGTTCCGCGAAATCATGGCTAACGGCACCAGGGTAACCGGGCGCGTTGGTTACTCCGCCAACTATGCGGTGTATGTTCACGACCCGGCAGTGAAACAGAACTTCACGCGATCAACGGCCCGCAAGGAATTCTTAACGAAGGGCTTCGAGGATACCCGCAGCCAGATTGACGCGGTGGTGAAGAAGGAGCTTTCGCTATGACACCCCCCATGTATATGCGCCTCAAAGACCTCTTTGTGGCTGAGGGGCTTACCGCGGGGTTTAAGGTCCAGTGGCGGCAATGGCGCGACACCGGGAAAGATACCGATCAGTTCATCGTATTCCGGCCTTCAGGCGGCACCGATATCACCTTTGACCTTGGCGGCGACTGGTATGTGATGGTTGATGTGATCTCCTCGAAGGCCAATCCAGATGCTGCTGACGCCGCGGTAAACGCCATTGTCGAGTATATCAGCGCGCAAGCCGGCGCCGATGATTGCGTTGGCGCGCTGCGGCTTGTCGGCAATGTCCCGGCGCCGATCCCTACCGAAGAAGGCCGGTTGGTAACCCGGCTACTCGTCTCCTGCACATACGGCGAATAATCGTCAGAATCACCCATCAGGCTGCCATATGGCGGCCTTTTTTAATTGAGAGGCATACATGCAAGGCTGCGCTAATGACACCGGCAAGCTGATTGGTAAGGTGGCCGTGCTCCGCATGGCTTTTGGCTGTGCTGATACGGTTCCTGCGCTTTCCGAATGGAAGCGACTCGGCGCCATGACCACCAAGGGCTTCGACTACTCCATGAATACCGTCTCCTCTGAGGCTGACGATACGAAGGGGATGGTTGAGAACCTTGTAAACAACATGGACGTCACCATTTCCGGAGAAGGTGAGTTCCGTAAAAAAGACAAGACGACTGAAGTTGGCGCTATTGCCATCTCGAAATATATTTTCGATGAGGTGCAGGCCGGCCGTCAGCCGACAGTCTGGATCCGCTTCGACTTCACTGGTGAAGACGCCGGCACTTATATCATGGGCTACTTCAACACTACCTCCTGGTCTGGTGATTTCGGCACCACGGATATTTCGACCTTCTCCGGGGAATGGAAAGTCTACGATGCAGACACCGTGGAATTTGAGGTCGCCCCTCCGGCGCTGGCGTTTACCACCAACCTGCCGACGACCAAGAGCGTGGCGGCCGGATCGGCTCTGAATATGTCGGTAGTGGTTGAGGGTGGTACAGCGCCTTACACCTACGTCTGGAAGAAAGACGGCACGGTTGTCAGCGGGCAAACAACGGCGACCTTCAACAAGGCCAGCGCTGTTTCTGGTGATGCCGGGGTTTATACCTGTGAAGTCACCGATTCTTCCGCGACACCAGTCAAGATCACGTCTGCGTCCTGTGCGGTCACCATCAGTTAACCGCTAGGACATTTCGTGAATAGTACAAAGGGCGTTCTGCGCCCTTGATACTGTTTATGGAGCGACTATGACCCCGATTAAAGAATTAGGCGAATGCGTTATCGGTACCGGTGATCGGGAATTCTTTTTCCGGCCATCGTTTCGCAACATGGCACGCATTGGAGAGCCGGAGGAAATTGTCCAGGCGTTCTATGACCTGTGCAATGACGAGACGACGCCATTCGCGCAGCGTGCGGTGGAGGCCTATGTCCGCGATGAGTACAGCCGCCTTCCTGATTGCGTCCTTCGATTTATGCAAAGCGGGCTTCTGTCACGCAAAGCGATCATGGCGGCTCATACGGTACTGACAGCATGTTGTGACGATGATATCGGCGATCTGGTTGGCTGGATGAAGCCTGCGAAATCACGCAAGCGTGGCTTTGTCTGGCGCCCGGGCAGCATGCCACCGGAAAGTATGGTCATCGTCGCGCAAAACCTGATGATGCACGGCATCATCGGCAAAGCGAAGGTGCGCAAGCTGCAGCGTTACGAAACGGACGAGACAACCGCAGAATTCCGCGCAGCCGACTACATCATGGCGGCCCGTAACCATTTCGGCATAAGCCGGGAAGAGGCCGAGAACCTCACGATGACAGAGTTCGCCATGATGATTAACGCCAAATACCCCAATCAGAACGGCTTCACGCGCGAAGAGTACGACACGGTCATGGAAGAAGACGATCGTCGCTGGCAGGCGATGATGGCGCGTGAGAAAACATGACTGCGGATTACCTCTTTGTGCGTCTGGCGCTTCGAAGAGCAAAAGTAGCCCTAGCTTATACGGTCATCATTATTCTTAGCTGTAACTATGAGGTTTTTCGCATTTTCAAGAGATTTTGCCAATTCCTCCTGAGACATCCCGGTAGCCTTAAATTTATAGCCGTCTTTCTCAACAAAAATGGTTTTACGGGAGTTTCGCTTGGTGAATGCCCATATCGCGCTACCCAAACACCCCCAGAAAGCTTTGGACTCTATCAACGCTATTGCAATTTCTTTCAAATCGGCAGAGTTGACGATAAAACCCATATCACCAGTTCTGAATTCATATCTTCGTTCTAATTTGGGAGTGTACTTTATGTCGTTTTCTTTGAGAGTGGCGCAAAAGGCAGCAGAAATATCCGACGGGAACTGCAACTTCAAAGGGGCTTTGTCCATTAAAATCACCTATGAGACATGGGGGGCAAGGTTAAGAAATTTCAGCATTTTTGCTCAGGCCGCACTGTCATCACTGCTTAACAAAGATACTGAGCTTCTGTTTTATGATGAGGATATTGCAGAGTGGACACGTGGCATGAACCGTCAAGAGACTAACTCCGGAAGAAACAATCCGAAATCCTGACATTTGATCAGTGCCCGCCATGCGGCGGGTTTGTGTCTTATTGTTCCTGCTCACTTTCCAAGAAGCACTGATATCCCGGCGGTTGTTGCTGCCTGTACCACGGTTTTAATGGCTTCCGTCGACATTTCGCCGAGAGTCGACTTGGCTTTTTCCTTCTGTTCGTCGTTCATGTTTGAAATGGCGATCAGGTCTTCGAGGACGATCACCGCATCCCGGTGAAACTTAATGGTTTGTACGTTCAGAATTGCGCCCAAACCGCCGTCATCGCGAATGAAATCTATGCCTTTGCTGGTGATTTTCGTGAAAGAGTCCATTACAGATGGCAGTCGTCGGCCTATTTCATTGCTAAGTCTTATCTCAATGAGTCCGTGACCAGCAAGATAAAGTAAGTTGGCAGTAAAGATATTAATGCCTCCAAATTTTTCTGAAAACTCCTTTGAGAAGCTACTATCGGCAGATTCTGGGTAAATGTCGCAGAGACGTTGGAGTAGCTCTCGCTGGATTGTGCGGTCAAACTTATCCATGTTGATTCCTTGTTTCGGGTTTACGCAACAACCTACTCTGAAAGCGCGCCGCCGAACATCCTGATAAACGATCAGGCTTTTGTCGTTCCCTCCTATCCCTGCTAATCTGTCCAAAACTAACCAGTGGGGATAGGGATATGACAGAAGAAGAGTGGCTCGAAGGTCTTCGTGGGCTGCCTGATGATGTGATTTTAAAGCTCCACTTTGACCTTCAAGAGAAAATTAAGAAGCACTATAAACTGCGCGATTCTGGCAAGAACCTCGAGAAGGCAATTCATTACTGCCAACAGCAAATAGCCCTTGCCCCATTAGCTATGTCTGCCATGAAGAAAAATCCTGGCATGTACGATAATGGGCAATTCTTTGCCCCTGGACATCATGGTTACAGACAATACGCGACGATCCTCAAGAAGCAGAAGGACACAGCCGGCCTGGATGCTCTCCTCAAAAAGAAAAAGTCCGAAGGATGGGCAGACTAAAGATGTTTGGTTTGCTACGATTTTCATACTTTTACTGATGGGGATAGGGATATGAGGAAGTTTCTGTTAGTGGCTTCGCTTTCGTTGGCATTCAGCACAGCTGCGTCAACAAGCTATACAAAAGAACAGCTTAATTCAATGGCCGCATCAGGGCAGTATCCTGAGCAAGAGTCTCCCGTAACTAAAAGTGTGCAAGTGGTTGATTTTGATCACTGCAAACAAGATGCGTATAACATTTTTAGCCAGATTAGCGATAGTTATCCGGCCAATGTAATAGTAGATACGAACGTTCTTTACATAGTTAAATTCTGGACCAACGATGGAACAGTTATGATTTCCTGTTCTGAACCAGATGGAAAAAAGGTTGTAACGTCGTCTGCTTACAAATAAAGGCCATTAAAATGATGAATGAGAAGTCTATTCATAAAGAGTGCGGGGTAGCGATGTGAGGCGGTTAATCATTATCGGGCTACTTTTCTTGTCACACTTTTGTTATGCAAAATCTGATACTCAGATCATTAATGATGCAAAAGTGGCAGTAAGAAAAGAGCTATCTCAGAAGTATAAGCCGGGAGACTGCGAAAGATGGCGATTACTTGAGGCTAGCGGTAAAGCCAGAAGTGGCTCTGCTGTCATTATTTGTGACAGTAATTTCAACCCATTGTTAGGACTGGATTTCTCAGAGATAAAGGTTTTCAGGAATGAAAGCTCAAACGCTGTCTGTGGTATTGTCTCGGGACATACCGATATAAGTAAAATTGGAGGTCGGTTCGTTTATACAGATGGTGATGCAGGGCATGTTTTCATTAAGAAATCAAAAGAGCCTGCTTTCTTATCTGATAAGAGCGAGAGCGGTCGCAATATGTTGAAGTTACTGGATCAACAATTAAAAATTGAGTCCAGAAGCTGCGGCTAATGCAGAGAACGTAATTGGCAAATAATTACGAAACTTTCGTAGACAACACAAACCTCGCTCCGGCGGGGTTTTTTATTGCCCGGAGAAAGGTATGGCTGAAGGTGAAAATCTTGGCGGAGTCTACATTGAGATTGAGGCCGATGTTGCAAAATTGCTTACTGGTCAGCAGCAGGCGAATAAAGCCCTAGATAACATTGGCGATAATGCACAAAAAACATCAGGGCAATTCAAAAAGCTTGATACGCAACTTAATGCTACCTCGAAAGTGATGTCTTCAGGGTTGAAGGGAAGCGTTCAGCAGGCAGGTTATCAGATCCAGGACTTCATCGTTCAGGTCCAAGGTGGTCAATCTGCATTGGTAGCATTTAGTCAGCAAGGGTCGCAGCTGGCTGGGGCATTCGGGCCGGGTGGTGCTATCGTCGGGGCGCTAATCGCGCTTGGAACTGTTGTTGCAGGGACTTTAATTTCTTCTCTTAATGGTGGCAAAAGTGCAATGGATGCGCTTAAAGATGCCGCCGAGAGGATGAATGATGTTATCTCTATTTCTACTCAGGGTATCGCTGCACTTTCTGACAAATACGCAAACCTTGCTAGAGTGAATGCTACCGCTGCAACATTACTCAGAAATCAGGCTGCGATTGAATACAATCAGGCAATTTCAAAGATACCTAAAGCCATCGGTGATGCCGCTGACTCCTTCCTTTCATTTGGCGATAAAGCTATTTCAGCTTTTGGTGGTGGTTATGCATCAATTGACGGATTCAACGATCGGCTTAAGTCGCTAAATATCACGACAGATGATTACAAATCTGCGATGAATCAGGCGTATGGCGCGGGACAGGCGTTCTCGGCAACAGCCAATAGCATCGGCAATACTGTCGGTGCCGTAGCCTCTAGATTGGGTATTTCTGAAGAGGCGGCGTTTGGTCTTACTAAGCAACTCGCCGATCTAAGCGATAACCCATCACCTCAGGCTCTGCAGAGTTTAGCGTTAAGAATTGGCGATATGATTTCGTCATCAAAAAACGCCAAGCCGGAGTTAGTAGAGCTTTACAACAAGATAGTAGACCTTTCCACCGGAGCATCTCAGGCGGCCTTTAACTTTGAAATGTTGAAGAAGTCCACTGATAACCTAACCGCCGGGCAAAAAAGCTTAATTCAGCAGTCCGAGAGGAATCTGGCGCTCTCTAAACTACAAGGTGCCGCAAGGGCAAAATTAGCGGCTCAATATGCAGCTGAGGACGCGGGATTCTCGAAAGACGATCCGCACACCAAGCGAATGATGGATGATGCTGCTGCGACTTACACCAATCTCGATTCGCATAAGAAGCTGACAGCGGAGCAGAAGAAAGGTGAGAGTCAGGCAGAGAGAAATGCAAAAGTTGTCGAAGAGTACAGCCAGAAAGCAAAATTGGCTGCCGATTCTACAAGCGAACTCTCGCGCGAACAGGCGATACTGGCAGCAAAACAGAAGTTAACGAATGCTACACCGCAGCAGGTTGCTCAAGTTGAACGTGATGCAGCGGCGGCATGGGATACGGCCAATGCTCTCAAAGCCCAAGCCGCCGCTCAAAAGCTCCTCCCTGAAACAAGAGAGAACGCCTCTTATCAGCAGGATATGAAGGATTTGAAAACTGCTCTTGATGGGAAGAGGATTACCCAGCAACAGTACGATCAAACCAGTGAGCAACTGGAGGCTCAGCATCAGGCCAACCTTGCCAAAATACGCTCACAGCAGGTGGTTAACCCCACTCAGCAGGCACTTGCCGAAGTTGACCCGGTGCAGCAGTTGGCCAACCAGCACGCGCAGGAGTTGGCGCTGATTCAGCAGTTCGAGCAGCAAGGGGTTATCGCTCACACTCAGGCCTTAGCACTGAAAAAAGCCGCTGACACTCAGTATGAGCAGCAGAGAACCGCAGCTATGTGGGAGGTTTACCGAAATCAGAGCCTTGGCAATGAGGCCATAGCTGCTTCATTCGATGCCCTGGCTGGTAATGCTTCTAACGCCCTGACCGGCATAATTACAGGAAGTATGAGCGCACAGGAAGCAGCGCAATCACTTGCCAGCACCGTTCTGAACAGCCTTGTAAACGCATTCGTTCAAATGGGTGTTGAGTGGGCCAGAAACGCGATTATGGGTGCGACCACCCAGCAGACTGCAATAGCAGCAACTACGGCCGCACAAGTCGCAGGGATAACCACTCAGACAGCGGCAAGCACCGCGGCGGCGGTCACCACAACCGCAGCATGGACTCCAGCTGCAATTATGTCCTCTATAGCCTCATGGGGTGGTGCAGTTGCTATCGGTCTGGGCGCTATGGCTGGCGTTATGGCATTGGCAGGCAAGCGTAAAAATGGTGGCCCAGTATCTGCTGGCTCAATGTATCAGGTTGGTGAAGGCGGAAAACCAGAGATTTACCAGGCCAGCACCGGCAAGCAGTACATGATCCCTGGCGATAACGGGAAGGTCATCAGCAATAAGGATATGCAGTCAGGAGGAGGGGTCAGCGTGCAGGTGAACGTCATCAACCAGTCTACCGGCGCCACCGTACAGAGTGCCGACGGCTATATGCAGGACGGTAGCGCAGTGGTGGACTTGCTGATCACCGATATGGAAAGAGGCGGCCCGGTATCCTCTCAGATGCAGCAGACATTTGGACTAAGTCGCAAAGCGCAAGGTGCTTACTAAACCAAACCCGCTCCGGCGGGGTTTTTTTATGCCCGGAGGAAACGTGGCAACAGTTCAATACCCTCCGTTCCTGCCGCTTCCCCAGCGCGCCGATCAGAACTTCACGCAGGATACAGCCTGGCAGACGACGCAGACGGCAGTCGGTCCATTGATAATCACCCCGATCACCACGGACCTTAAGGCGACATGGACGCTGCAGTGGATATTCACGCTGGCCCAGGCCGAGCGGTTTAAGTCATGGCTTCGTTCGCCGACCTACTGCGACCGCGGGCGTAACTGGTTCCAGATGCCGATTGACCTGGGTGATACGCAGGGCGTTCAGCAGCAAACGCTGCATTTCGTCGATATGCCGGTGCAGACCAGCAAAAACGGCAACATTGTCACCTGGACAGCAACGGTTATCAGCAACGGTATAGAGGACATTACCGAGGACTATGACGACTGGATTGTTGAGGCCCAGCCTGGCTATGGATACTGGCTGGATTACCTAATCACCGAAGTGATGCCGAGGGCCGACTGATGCCGACATTGAGAGAGTGGAAGGAGCGCCGGCCGGCGAGCGACATCAAACAGACGGTGGAGTTTTATCACCCTGCGTTTGGTTATTACCGGGTGGTCAATAATTTGTTTCGTCCGGCGACGTTCGGCGGAAACTCGTTTGAGCCTGCGCGGTTCAGCGTGACCGAGCCGGCGCAGGATGGAACGGCAGTGATATCCATGACGATCACCTTTGTCGCCTCGACGGAGCATGTCCGGCGGACTCTGAAAAGTTGGCGTGGGGCGGCGCGCATGACTCCTATAAAGTGCCTGTATCAGCAGTGGAATGCGATCGGTGACACTACATCACTGAAAGACTGGACGCTGTATGTGAACGACATTTCCGCCGACGCCAGTAACGTCACGGTGACCGCCGGCAAGACCAATCCGCTGACGCTGGCCAACTCCATCATTTACACCACGAAAGACTATCCCGGGCTGATCACCGTATGACACAGAGTGACTTTATCGGGCTTGTTAACGGCAAGCCCTGGGCTAACCGCGCCTGCAGTTTTGAGCAGATGGACTGCTGGGGCCTGGTGGTTCTCTATTACCGGCATGTGCTCGGCCTGGAGCTACACCACATCGCCGGCTACGAATCGGGCGCGGATTTCATCACCTGCTACGAACAGGAGCATGCTCACTGGCGGCGTGTGCCGGTGGCGGTTACTGGATGCATCGCCGTTTTTTACCGCGGCGAAGTGCCGGCGCATATCGGTGTGATGAGCAGCCCGGTGAAATGCCTGCACGCCCGCGGGGAATTTGGTTTTGTACGCTGCGACAGCCCGCTGGCATTACTGAAGGTTTACAGCAAAGTGGAGTACATGGTGCATGGTTCGATATGAGTTACAGAGGTTGCCAGGCGCTCCGCTGCAACGGGGAGCGGTAGACGCCGGCACCACACTGATGAGCCTGCTGGATTCTCTGCAGCTGCACCGTGATGTCATCGTGAAACTGAATGGCAGAGCGCTGCCGGACGATTACGATATCAGCCAGCCACTGCGATCAGGTGACACGGTGTCTGTTTTCGACCAGCCAGAGGGCGGGGTGGGAAAGCTAATAACTTCAATTCTGCGTCCTGTGGGAAAACTCCTGTCCGGCGCCCTGAAGGTATTCGGCCTTTCAACAAAGCCAGGCTCCTCGGCATCAGTGGCAACCGGAGAATCCCCCAATAACGACTTAACCGGCCAGACCAACCGCGCTCGGCTTTACAAGGGGCGCCCGAATATTTACGGCCAGTGCCGCGTCTTTCCTGACCTGATTCAGGAAGCGCTGTTTGAGTTCGTCGACAATAACAAACAGCTTACGGAGTGGTTCGAGGTCGGTTATGGCCGGTACACCATCTCATCAATTCGCTACTCGGAATCGAACCTTGGCAGCCTGGCGGGCGCCAGTTCTGCGATTTATAACCCTGGTGACGTGATCGGCACGATTGAGGTGGGGTACCAGTTCGATGACGTCGATAACGAAACTGTCCCCGGACTGAACGAAAGCCAGGACTTTCCGGCCCAGACCGCGACTACGACGGCGCCGACATCGGTGGCGATCGAAAGTAATCAACTAAAGGCTGTCGTGCTGTCGAACGATGATAACTTTGCCTACTTTGCAGCGCTGGCGGTGCCGCATCCTGTGTCATTCGTCATCAACGCCACCTGGAACGACGGTGGCACAAGCGTCACACGGAACGTCACTGGCGCCGGTAATATCATCTCCTCGGAGAGCTTTATCGGCGACGACACGCTGTCGTACACGACGTTCTATATTGGCGAGCTCTCCGGAGAGATTACGTCTCTTCCGGGCAATGCGGTTATCAACCCGACGCTGTTCACGCTGAATGACCAGACCCCACTTGTTATCGGGCCGTCAGTGTCGCCTATCGTATCCACGCAGGTCTGGGTGCATGTGCTGGTCCAGCTCGGCGCGACTGCCGGCACAACGCAATACCGGATCAAGTTCTGGCAGGTCGATGACGACAACAACCAGGTGCCTGGCACGTCAGAGCAGCACGATTATTTCTTCGATAACGACTTCCAGGTGACGACCCGATATTTCCGCACAACGCATAAGTTCGTCCCGGCGGCCGGGGCGGGGCGCTATGCGGTCACCATCGAGCGCCTCGACAACAGCAATGACTCTAACGTTGTGACACTGATGGCGATCCACGCGGTGAACGTGCGCGAAAACGTTGTTTATCCGGAAGACACGATTGCCCGCATCACGATCAAAGGCTCGAATGACAGCAACAGCAACCGCGAGCAGAAGTACAACATGCTGGCGCAGCGGCATACCATCAGCTACGACCGGACTACCGGCGCGGTTGATTACACACTGCGGCCGAGTCGTTCGTTTGCTGACGCTATCCTGCATGAGTGGGTGGTTGTGGGTAAGCAGGACGTGGCCAGTATTGACGTCGCAGCTCTTTATGCCATTGCCGACTCTTTGACGGATGAGGCGCTTGGGTATTTCGATTACACCTTCTCAGATGAGAAGCAGCCGCTGGGTGAGCGCATAGCGACGATCGCCAATGTGGCCCGCGTTGACGGCAACAATATCGGCGATGTGCTGACGTTCTGGCGCGATGAGAAAGTAACAAATCCGGATGCGGTTTTTGCGCGCTCAAACATGTTCTGGGACGAGTACAAAGTCGCCTGGCAAATGTCCCTCCCCGGTGGTTATGACGGCGTGGCGCTGGATTATGTTGACCCGCTGACGAACAAGAAGGCGTACATCTATCTGCAGATCGACAGCAGCGGTATCACTGAGGTTGAGGATGCTACCGTTAACGCGATGCAGATCAGCCTGGATGGCTGCCGCAACGCTACTCAGGCAACCGATCGGGCCTGGCTTGAGGCGAGGAAAATCCTCTACTCACGCCTCACTATGACGGTGAAAGTGCTGGAGTCGACGCAGGTCGTGCGCGGTACGGTGGTTCAGTGTCCGGACATGTACGACAACGCGCAGCAGACCGGATACATCACCGGGCGATCCGGGGATGTGTTCTCGACGTCAGAGCGTATCGACTTTTCTCTCGGCGATATGTGGGTGGTGATGACCGACAGCCTCGGCAATTACCGCGGGCGCTGGCGAGCCTATCCGGTAAACGGCAAGCCCAAAGCATTTCAGGCTGCGGCCGATACCTTCGATCTGAACATTTATGACCGCAGTACGGTGCAAAACCCCAGCCGGTACTTCATCGCTACCGACTCGGAACTGAACTCCACAATCTGGCGCGTCGATAGCGCCAAACCCAACGGTGACGATACTCAAACCCTCTCACTAACTGAATATTCAGACTCGATTTATCCGTAACACACAGCAGTAATTACCAACCTTCGCGCACACCATCAGATTCACTTCTGAGGGCTTCGTGCGCCTTTTATAGGGCGACATGCACAATGGCAGAAGTACCGTTACCAACTCCAACCGACAACCCGGTGCCCAGTACTGATATCCGGGATACTGTTTATGCTGGCGCCATGCTGGATAAGGTTGTCACCAGTACAGAGCTGACATACACCGATCGCCTTGGCGGAGAGCATTACACCGTAGACGGAATTAAGGCTGAAGGGGATAAGGCTGTAGAGGAGACCAGGAAGAACCTGATCCCTCTAAGCCGCCAGTACATGACCCTTGCGGCAGCTCAGGCTGATATAGCGAACATTCCCGAAGGGAGCACTACTTATTATCGCAGCCCTGACGATAGTGCACTTGCTATTGAAGTAATTAATAACGGCGGGACTCTGGAGCCGACCGGGCGCCAGATGCCATCTCAGCAGGCTATTGAGCAAGTTAAGCTGTTAATTAATTATGATTCAGTTGATATCCTACAGAGCGCCTATGACGAAGATGGCAATGTTTATCTTCTTCTCGATGAGTTTGGTGAGCTTTTTATTGCGAACCTCGGTCCGGTTTCAGTTCAGGAAAAGTTCAGAAAGCTGGATGCGCTAATTCATAAAGACCGCGCTGCTAACCTGCATGAGTTTCCGGATAAAAATGCAAACGTACCCGCTTTTATTGATGAACTGGGTGATTTGTATATCGCTGGCCTGGGCCCCTTTTCTGTTGCACAAAAAATCAGAGCCATCGAATCTTCAATTGTTAATAACGATGAACATGACATAACGCACCAGTACGATTTCAACGGGCGTCTGATTTCCTTTCAGGATGCTTTTGGGGAGGTGTTTATCCCCGGTCTTGATAAATCAGTTCAGGAGTCGATAAAGGGGATCAGGGAGAACTACCAGCGTGACCGTGCGCCGCATATTCGCCGCCTGACGGATGCGCAGAACCGGGCGCTTGAATTTACTGATGAGGATGGAAGTTATTATCTGAAGGGGTTTGGTGGGAAATCGCTGGAGGAACATTTTTACTCGCTCAAAAAGCGCGTTAACACACTGTATAAGGCGAAAGCGATTTTTGATGCCTGGCTGGACTTTGGTATTGACTGGAACGGTAACGAATCCATCTCACTGCAGATGCAGACCGCAGTCAACCAGGTAAGCAAGTTGCCATATGGTGGCGAAATTGTTTTTCGCCCTGGCGTGTATCGCCTGCATACCTATATCACTGCAAAACCTAACGTGACGATCCGCTGCGTTCCTGGCGCGGTATTCATGCCGATGCTGGCAAATGCCGCGTTTTATTACCGTTCGCCGCAGGAAATCTACCTCGAAAACTTTAACCTGATTGATGTCGAGATTGACGGGTCGGAACAGCACTCACCGTCTTATGACGTGGGGGCAAAAGGCACATACCTGCAGTATTTCCGTCAGTGTATGTTCCTGCGCTGTAACGTTCACGACACCGGGGCCACCGGTATCGGTAATGATTATCCTGACCGGTCTTTCATTTTGGACTGCTACGCGGATAACTGTGGCCGACTCGCCCCCGACGGGAGTGGTGGTGCTTCCGGGATCGGCATCGGGCTGGGCGCTATTCAGGACGAAGCTCTCATTGTGGCCCGGTCGATCACCAGGAACTGCAAAAACTTCGGGATGTTCTTCGAGCAGCAAAGACTGTCAGGGCCGGGCCAGCCTTACGTTGCAAGGCAGATCATAGTCTCTGATGTCGTCAGCACGGGTAACGGCCACGGCTTCGGGGATTGCGGCGCCTCTGGTCTGGTGGTGGTGAACGGCCAGTTCAATGACAACCTCAAAACCGGTATCAGCATTGATGCAGGAACGCTGGCTAACAACGGTATCGCTCCCCGACCGGGTAAGAACGGGCTGATGCTGAACTGTCAGGCAGAGCGTAACGGGGTGACCGGGCTCCATTATGACTCGACCAAAATTCAGGCAGATGGCGGCTATTCATTCTCCGACATGCACATCAACGATAACGTCCAGGATGCGATTTTAATCGAGGCTGGCGATAACACCCTGGCGGATGTTCGCTTCGACAATATGGACATCAAAAATAACGGTCGTTATCCGGTGAATGTTGCCAGCGGCGTATTTACCGACCTCGACTTCACGAATCTTCGCATGCTGCGAAATGGCGGCGATGCCGCGTTTAAGCTGGACGGCAATATCACGCGGGGCTCGATTCATGGCTGTAAGCTGCGTTCGCAGAATGGCGCTGCAGCGATTACCGGCGCAGGGACTATCAGCCATTTCGACATCGCCGAAAACCAGTATACCGATACCAACAGCAACCCCATCAATCTCACCGGCACACTGACTAACGTCACCTACGGCCGCAACCCAGGACTGGAGTAATTATGTCTTTAAAAACCGTATCCAATATGATTTATCAGGGTGATATCGCTGACCTGCCGCCGCTGACGGCTCCGATGCCGCGAGGGGGCGTTTACTATGCCGACCTGGTGAACAGCCTCTTTGTCAGCAAGCCGGATTCGAATTTCTCGAAGAACCGTAATTACGCCACAGCCATCTCTTTCACCCGTACCACGCTGGCATCCTTTATCAGTGCCGCCGGGAATCTCGAATATGCTGCCATCAATACACCACGTATCGATCGCCATCCGGCGACCAGAAAGATTCTTGGTATGCGGGTGGAGAACTCGGCGACGAACTATGCACTGAATGCACTGGATCAGACCGCCGCGAACTATGTGCCGTCGGGCCTGACGGTATCCGCGCCAGCTGCCGGGTGGTGTACCCTGACCGAAAGCACCATGAATGAAGCGCATGTGCTCATGGATAACCAGAGCACGATTGATCCGACCCTGTATAACGTGGTTTCCCTGTTTGCTAAAGCCGGGTCAGCACAATACCTGCAGATTCAGGTTTTAGGTGCCGGGGCTCAGGCGTTCGCTAACTTTGACGTACGCAATCAGAAGGTAACCAAAATGGGCCGTCTTGCCGTCAGGGCCAACATCTTTCAGGGATTCAATGAGAGCGCCCGGTGTGTGTTGTGTGTGAAAGGAAGCGGGAATACTGTCGGCTCGGTTAAATACAGCCTGATTAACGATCCGCTGGCAGAGCCGGATGTCGCCTACGTCGGAACCGGGCGGACCATGCAGGTCAGTCTGATGCAGATCGAGAAGAACACCTATCACGCCAGCTCCGCGTTCTTTCCTGATGGCGCGGTAGGTGGCACTGCCAGCGCGAACCGCCAGGCAGACGCCGCCCGTCTGCTGGATATTCCTGCGGGCGTGAAATCAAACTTCTCGGTGTTTGTGAAGGGGATAATGACCCCGGCGGCACTCGGCAATGCTGGCGGCAATATCCTGTTCTCTCTGCTGAATAACACGGCACTGAAATACGTTGGTTTCGGTCTGGGCGCGGCTGACAGCTCCAATGCGTTCCAGTCTCTGGCTGCGCATAACATTAACGCCGGCAGCACGTTGGCGGGCATTCCGTTCACCGGAAAAATGTTCTCTCAGTACGGTGAATATGCGCTGATGATCACCCTGAACAACGGGGTGCTGAAAGTATACGGCGGCATGACCGATAGCCCGGAAACTCTGCTGACCGGATGTCCGGCATTTGATTACGTCATGCTGGGCAGAAACAGCTCCGTTTCTGGTTCTACAGTGTCAAACTCTGGCTTCTGGGGCGGCTGGCTGCAGAAAGCCGTACTGTTCGATTCGGCGCTGAGTGACGCTGATATGATTGCGCAGTTTGATTTGCTCTCATAAAGGAAGCGCCAGGGAAGGCGCTTTCAAAAAAATGTTATTACGGAAAATATATTTTATGTTGATAATTTAGAGGCTAAGCAGGTTGATTTCATAAATTAATGAGCTTGTTTATATGGTTATCTGATTCTGTAATCATGCGCCCTATAAGATCATCATCAACTCTTGCCCAAAAAATATCCTTATCATGTCCTGCCCAGATATGTTGAGTTATAAGGTGAAATTCTAATATATTATCTTCTGAGTTAACTAACTTAAGCTGCCTTTGTTCATTGTTTTTAGTCAACGTTTGATAGAAGAAAATTATAAAGCATTTTTTTTCACCTGCTTGATATTTTTTTTGAAATTCCTTTAAGTGTTTTCTTGCATTCTCAAGGTTTGTATTGTTGCAAATTCTATGGTGATAAAGGAATACAAAATTTTGCTTTCCTTTTCCTTCAATCATTCTTTTAATGCGACGCTCAAAGGATAATCTGTGATCTACATTATCTAGGGGGTTGTGGTGTGTGAACTCAAAGCCGTTCAAATGCAACTCGCTATAGTGTTGAGAGCTTATATTATACAGAGATGATCTGACAACAGTATCATTGCCAACTTTGGCAAAATATAAATTATCTTTATCTAGCAAATGATTGTAGTTGTTATTTTCCATCTGGGTGGCATATTCAATATTTGATCTTCCTGAAGCATAAAGCGAACTATAACTTTTTTTATGATGCCTTTTTAAGATGTCATCAGGCAAACAGTTTTCTCCCAAAGAAAGCCAAATAACATTATTGTTTCTTTTAAGGGAGCACATTAATTCAGAGTAGTATGCCAGTAGCTTTTTTCTAATTTTTTTCATTAACATCATTAACCCTTAATTATTGACACGAATTGTTACATCAGTGAGTTAATTTAGTAAAAAAAATTACAAATTTCAACAGGAAATACCATTTTGGTAACAGGTGTGTCATTAGAGGCGGTCAGGAGTGCTAAGGACTATGGGGAGCACATCTGAGGGGGTTGCATTGGTTGCATTGTGTCGGCATTGTTTGCACTTGCTACACTGATATCATGTTTGTAATAGCTGCAGCACTTTTTCTTGAATGTTATGAGCGCCCTGGCGGAGATGGAACGTGAGTTGATCGTCGAGCGTACCCGAGCCGGGTTGGCTGCAGCGAGGGAGCAGGGGAGAGTCGGCGGCCGCCGCCGGATAATGACTGAAGAAGTGGTGGAGCGGTGCCGCAGAATGCTGGAGAACGGCGCTACCCGGCAACAGATCGCAGATGTGATAGGGGTGAATGTGAAGACGCTATATAAATACCTGCCAGCCTCTCAAAATCATTGCGTTGCGTCGGTGCGTCTGATCGATAGCTGTAACCTGTATTGATCAGAGCCTTCATTAAATCTACTGTATATAAAAACAGTATTTATCGGAGGGCAGAGCAGACGTATTTTGTCGATAAGACGCCGGACCATAGTGAAAACAGGCTGTGGATGATGGCCAACATGGGGAGGGTGGTCTAATGGGATTCCCTTCACCCGCGACGGACTACGTTGAGCAGCGTCTGTCTGTTAACTCGATCTGCAATGTAGGACCAAACACGCTAGTTTTCGAGCGTTCTGGTGGTTACGTTGTACTGGATATCTCCCTGAAGCCAAAGCATGGTAGTCAGGTTCTGATCCAGCACGGCGGCGGGACGGAGCTTGCCACGCTGAGAGGAAAGGCGCTGATAACCGAAGATGGCGAAGCAATTGAAGGTGAGGCTCTGGATGATGTCACTGTCGCCGGCGTCGTGACGCATCTCATTTGTGATGTGCGAAGCGATAGCTTGGCGGTTTAACCATGAAAGAGTGGTGCGCACCGTAACTACAACAAGTATGTCCGTGGTTATGGTGCGATACTTTGCCGATTGAGTAAACGGGCAGTATTCATTTCTGGATAGCTGCTCGCAGATTTTGGCATCTCAGGAGATGACGCGGATGGCATCCTGATCCTGGAAGAATTCGCGTAATGGCTTACTCTCCTGCGCGACCATCGATGTAATCAGCCCACCATTGCATCATTTCCCTGCGTTTATCCAGATACTGAGCATGGTTGTAAATTCCGCGTATTGATCCGCTGGCGGTGTGCGCGAGTTGTTTTTCAATCGCGTCCGCTGGCCAGCCATGCTCATTCATTATTGTGCTGAACTGATGGCGGAATCCGTGCCCGCTCGCCAGCCCCTCATAGCCAATCTGCCGGATAACTAATAATACTGCATTCTCGCTGATGGGCTTTTTCTTATCATTCCGCCCGGCGAACACAAAAGAGGAAACAGGGCTTGTGATCGGTTTGAGAGTATTCAGAAGATTTATTACCTGATCTGACATCGGAACCACATGAACGCGGCGCCCTTTCATTACCTCTTCGTCGATGGTTATCATCCTGTTTTCAAAGTCGACGTTTTCCCATTGCATAGAACGGAGTTCTTTTGTGCGCAGCGCCGTATATTGCAAAACCTGCGTGGCAATTTTCGAAATAATGCTTCCGGAAAAACCAGATAGCGCGTTATTGAATGCAGGTATCTGATCTGCAGGAAGGAAAGGGTAGTTTTTCTTTCTATATCCCTTCATGGCATCAGCAAGGTCAGGAGCCGGATTATATTTGGCCCTGCCAGTAACAATCGCATACCTGAATACCTCACCACATCTTCTTCTGGCTTTATTTGCCCTCTCCATTGCCCCACGTTCTTCAAACCTCCGGATCACCTCCAGTATCTGCATTGGCTCAATATCCTGTATTTCCAGATACCCTATCATCGGCAGAATATCGTCACGGAACATGCGAGAAAGCTCATCCGCATATCCTTCTGACCAAACCTGCCGCTTATGGTCGTACCATTCATGATAAATAGCTGAAAATGAATTGTCTTTCACAGACAACTTTTTGGCCTTAACCGGATCGACCCCGACAGAAACATCCTTCCTTGCAGTCCACGCTTTATCCCTGGCTTCCTGCAATGACATCAGAGGGTATTTGCCCACGGTCAGCACCTTCTCTTTGCCGTCGAGCTTGTAGCGCAGCTGCCACACCTTTTTGCCAGAAACCGGAACGTACAAGTACAGGCCATTGCTGTCGAGCATGCGGTATGGTTTGTCTTTAGGCTTGGCGGCCTCTATCTGCTTAACGGTGAGCAT